TATACAGGTACCATCTGTTACTCCTTGAACTTCCTCAGTGACATTACCGTCCTGATCAATCCGAAAAATAATTCTTTGCATAGTTTTAAATTTTTCTGATGTGAATATATTATAACACAAAAAAAGGGAGTAGTATATACCCCCCCCATAAAATTTAATTCATGAAAGCATTATAGATTAAATGCTTTGTTTAGTTCGGTTCCCAACACCTGACTCATGATCCTATTGAGTTGAAGATAACGGAATTCCATATTTACCGCACGAGCACCTTCACATGCATTCTTGAATGTAAGATCATTGTACTCTTCATTATCACTAAAGTTAGGATAGAAGAAGTTACCCTTATCATCATAAGCTTTGTCATGTAAGTCAATTGCTAACTTAACATGATCATAAGATGTGAGACCATTGTACATCATAAAGAATAAGTTCTGAATGAGTGATTTACGTTTTAGACGTTTCTTCTGTTCCTTTCCAGAAGTTTCATCTATTAACTGTGTCAATATACTTGCCAAGTCAACAAATGTATCTTTGATTCTTACTTGTTCAGAAGCACCTAAGAACTCACTTTCATAAAGTTTATCTTTTGATCTTTGTGAAATAGGTGAGTATGTAGTACTAGTTACTTCATCCTCATCATTGTACTCATCAATTTTTACATTCAAAACAAAATCAAGACAATCGACGATCCAATCATCTCCACAGTAACGTCTCTTGTAATTAGTGAACATGTATCCTAATAACTCAGGAATCTCACATCTTAGTTCTCTTACGAAATCTGCCCAAGGTGTGTTCTGTGCGTTACGTATCTCTTGAGGATTTGGAAATACTCCAGCGTTTGTGTTAACAAAAACTTCAGATAATCCATCATATCCAATCTGAGTGTATTCACTCAATACGATGATTCTTCCTTCTAATGCATTTCGCACTGCTTGTGGTAGATCTGCAAAAGTTTGCTTACCTTTTCTTACAGTAAATACTGAAGTAGAAGTATCTTGAGGATGTCTGATATATTCATATCTTCCCTCTGGAATAGTATAAGTACCATTGACCAAATTGATCAAGAACTGCAGACGATTATTTCCATCAAGAACAATATATTTTAAACCATCTTCTAAAATTGGTTTAAATATTTTCTCAATCGCTCTGTCATCAGGAGCAACTTGCATTACTCTGTGAAGAGCACTCTCTACATCTACAAGAACTATTACACCTTCAATTCTGTCCATACAGAGAGATATGAAAAATTTCTTTCTGTGATCTTTTGACCAAGATTCAGGCCTTTGAAAATTCTCTGGTGCCGTATTGAGTGCATACTTGGTTACGACCATACCAAGTTCTAAATTTTTGGGTTCTTTCTTTACAACAATCGGTTGTCCCCCTAATTGATCACCGACTGGATAGTTGCCTTCCAAAAATGGAATAGGCTGTCTGGGTAGTTGAAATGAATTACTCATTTTTCTCTTAATATGTGTACATGATGTTCAGTTCCTTTCTAGAACGCTTACTACCGCTTCTCAGATATGTTAGAGATACACGGATTCTGCAAATAAACCAAATTTCTTTGAGTGATTTGATCTATATAAATCAACTGTCACGTCCAAGATTCTTTGAGTGACTTGATCTATACAAACTATATATCAACAAAATATCTTTGTCAAATTGTGTTAACAAATCTTAACTTACTGTTTCTTCTACCTTTTTCTTCTTACCACCGATATTATATTTAGTTTCCAATATCCATTCCTGTTTATCCTTGTAAGATAAAACTTTAATTTGATTTAACGGTGCTACATCCTGAATCGTGTCGGCACTTACAATACCAACAAGCCCCCAGTCCACTAATAATTGTGCTATTCTATTTCTTCTCTGTACGTCATTAATGGTAAGGTTTGCATGTTTACCATCTAATGCAAATAATTCTTTGAAGTGTACTAAAAAATATCTACCTTGTTTATGAAGAATATGGCAAGACTGATATATTTTCTTTTCCTTCCTTGATGCGACACCAATACGAGTTAAAGTCTCACGAACCTTTAGAAAATCATCAGGTTCATTCAATGTCACTTCAACCATTTTACTTGGATCCCAATTCACTTCTGGTTCCTTAAGAACGCTCATCGTCTTCCTCCAATGTCAAGTTTAGATTTAATAAAGTTCAGTTGTTCTTTTGTAAGAATCTTAAGAATCTGTTCCGCTTTAGCATTACTACATTCATAGTATGTTTTGACGCTATCAAGATCTTTGATTTTGTCTTTACGCAACCAAGGAGAAAACCTTTTTTTCTTCCTCACTATATGTATAAAAAAGTCATGTTGCATTTTCTCTGGTAAAAATGAATACTTATTCATTTCGTTTGCAAACATTACTGTGTCAAGATGTCCTGATAAACACTTGTTAATTATAAAAGGAATATATTCTTTTTCTAAGGATGGATCCTCATCAATTAAATTTTTTTTAGTTAGATTAATTGAGTTCAGCCAGTTCTTTAGTTCCATCAGTTTCATTATCAAAGTAGGATGAGCAAGAGCAAACAAGATTACGATCACCGTAAACATTATCAATTCTTGATACAGCAGGCCAAAATTTATTATATTGATCTACAGGATATGCTGCTTGTTCTCTGGTATAATTATACACCCATTCTGTTGAACTTACAACCCTTGCAGTATGTGGTGAATTTTTAACAATCTCAGGTGTTGTAAATATTTCTCTTTTTATCATTTCCATTGCTTTTGCAAATCTCTTAAGTTCTTCAAGTGATTCACTTTCAGTTGGTTCAACCATCATAGTGTTTGCAACTGGCCATGATAATGTAGGTGCATGGAATCCATAGTCCATTAATCTCTTTGCAACATCCTCTGCTGTAACAGGAAAATTACGACAATCAAATATACATTCATGTGCGATTCGATCATTATCTCCTCGGTACAATACTTTAAAGTATGGATCAATCTCATGTGCCAACCAGTTAGCAGATAGTAAAGATACTTCACTTGCTTTACGTAACCCATCACCACCCATCATTCTGATATACATCCAACTAATAGGTAAGATAGATGCACTACCATATTCTGCTGATGATACACGATGTGTGACAAAAGGTGTTAAGTGTTCTGCAACACCAATAGGGCCAACTCCGGGGCCTCCACCACCATGAGGAATACAGAATGTCTTATGTAAGTTTAGATGACATACATCTGCACCATAGTCACATGGTTTTGCAAGTCCTACTTGTGCATTTAGATTCGCTCCATCAAGATATACCTGACCACCATTGTCATGAACTATTTTACAAATGTCTTTAATAGTTGGTTCAAACACACCATGAGTCGATGGGTATGTAATCATAATACATGAGAGTTCAAATGTATTCATGATTGCTTTCTTCTCTAAATCTTTTAAATCTATATTTCCACTCTCATCACATTTGACTGGAACAATCTTCATGCCCGCCATGACAGCACTTGCAGGATTAGTCCCATGTGCACTCTCCGGTATAAGACAAACATTTCTGTTTGTATCACCGTTACTTCTATGATAATCTTGTATTGCTAATAGTCCTGCATACTCACCCTGTGATCCTGCATTTGGTTGAAGAGATATGGAATCAAATCCTGTGATCTCACATAACCATCCTTTCAATTCTTTAATAATAATATCATAACCAATTGTTTGTGATGCTGGTGCAAATGGATGTATATTTGCAAACTCTGGCCATGATACAGGCATAAGTTCTGATGCTGCATTGAGTTTCATCGTACAACTACCAAGTGGCATCATACCATTTACTAATGAGAAATCTTTAGATACCAACTCGTTAATATATCTCATCATATTAGTTTCACTATGATACTTGTTAAATACTTCTTGAGTTAACCAAACATCTTTTCTTTCTTGCACACCTAACCAGTGATAATCTCCAATTGAATCAACTACATGATCAATAGTATCAAAGTTGTTAGTCATGTCTAATTGAGAATCTAGAAGTTGTTTTAATTCTTCTAAAGTGGTGCATTCATCTAATGTAATTAAAGTATGACCATCTTCATATCTAACATTAAATCCTTCTAAAGCAAGGAAACTTTTAAATCTAACAGTATCAAATCCTTCAGACTCATCAACTTCTATTCCACACCATGCTAATGCTTTTTGTAG